GATTTGCTCGAGGTGAAACCACTCGTCGTACAGGAACGTGTACACGTCCATGCTGACGGAGTCACTGACGTAGCGCCGCTCGTACGACTGGAACAGGCAGGTGCCAGCGGCGTAACCGCCGAACGTTGCCGAGTTTCGTTTCAGCAGGTCCTCGGTGATGTTTGCGGGCACGTTGGTGTAGCCCAGCCCTGAGTTGGTGTCATTCACCAAGAACTCGACCCGAAACAGCTCCTGCCGTACAGACCTGATGAACGGCGTGCCCATGATGTTGCTCACGGTGCCGCTGGCGATCAGCGTGGTGGGGGGCCAAGTAATGGTGCCGTTCGTCGGGAACGACGCCGGGGCAGGCTTGATGTATTGGGACACCTTGCGCTCGGCACTCTGCAGGCTCGTCTTGACGCCTCGGAACGGCGCCACGCCGACCACCGGCCCCCTGGCGGTCGATGTCACCATGTAGGTGTTGGCGCGGTCCGGGTGGGTCTCCACCCTGATGTCCTGCACGATGAACTGGGCCAGCCCGCCGTCGATGGTGCCAAGTGCCAGCCGGGTCCCAAGCGCCTCGATTTGGTCAAACGGTGCAGTTTGCGCCTTGATCGAGTTGTAGACGTTCCAGCTGTCTTCGCTGGTCCCGACGTAGGCCGGGTCGTCCTGTGCCACGAGGAACCGGGTGGTGTGCACGGCCTCGGTCGGCTCCATTCCGATCGTCAGCGACTGCTGGTTGTGCTGTCTGAATACTTGCCAGGCCATCAGCGGCTCCTATCGGTGTTCTGCTTGATTTGCTCCAGCACGCGCAGCAGCTGCAGGTTCAGCGATTCGACCGACTCGCCGCTACCGGTTGCCATGGCGAAGCCAAGTTGGCTGCGGAGTCCGGCGGCCTGTATCTGCATCTTTTCTAGGTCGGTCATTGACGCGCCGCCCAAAGCGTCTCGGGCGTTGACCATGGTCGCCTGCAACGATCCGCTAAGCGCCTGCTCGAAACCTCGCACAGTGTTGGTGATGTACGCGCCAGGCGCCGTGAAGAAACTTTCGGCGCTCTTGGACACCATCCCGCCAGGGCCTTCTGCGATGAGGCCGGTGCCGATTTCCTTTTGGGCGTCACGCCTAATCCTGGCGGCCTCCATCTCGTCCATGCCCAGCCCGACCATGCGCTGCCCGGCAACCATCTTGGCTTGCATTGCGGACACTTCCGCCTCCACGATTCGCGCTGAGAATGGCCGGACAAGTTCCGCCAACGTCTTGCGGGCCTCGCGGTTGGCCTCGTAGAAACTGCCGATGGCCTGAAACAGCGGAGACGCCATCCCGGCGGCAAACAGGCCCTGCATGCGGTTGAACTGCCCGCGGATGCCCTCGAGCTGCGCCGTGGCCTGCTGCCCCATCTTGCGCAGGCCGGTCACGTCGGCGTCGATCCCGATTGAGAGTCCTAGCTTCGCCACGTTGCCACCTTCCCGAGGGTTGCCATCCAGTCAGTCTGCCCTGGCTTGCGCCATGGTTCCACCACCGTCTGAGGCTGACGAGTCAGCCCGTATGCCAGGACCGTCAGCAGCCGCTCTATGCGGTCGGCTGCGGTCCACTCCAAGGGTTTGCCATCACCCCCTGGACGAGTGCCATGGCCACATGCACGTCCAGCGCTGTTGAGCCCGGCACGCCGTCCACCCGAGTGCACGACTCGAGCACGAACGCCTGTTTGGCGTCGTCGTCCAGCTGCTCGACCTTCCGCCACTCGCCGACCGTAATGGGCCGGACCTCGAGCACGGCCGGGTAACCGGCCACCGCCTCGCTGGTGAACGTGCGCCAGGTCATGCCCGAGCCGCCGTAATTTGGCCGACGTACTGCCAGGTCACGGTCGCCGAGTGCACGGTGTCGTTGGTGTAGGTCGGGCTGTAGCCGGTGATGATGGCCGAGCCAGAAAAGTCGACACCACCGTTACCAGCGCCGCTGGCCGCAATGGCTACGGCCACCGCATCGGTGTTTGGCGTCGCCCCGCAGAACTTCTGCGCTAGCGACAGCCCGGTGGCGTTGTCGGTGTGGATGGTGGCCGAGCCGGTCACAGTCGGACGGCCTTGAATAGCCGTGCTGAGTACCGAGTTTAGCGCCGTGGCGTCCACCACCGCGCTGCTGGCCGAAATGCTGATATCGGTGGCGTCCACCGCGATGCCACCGATGCTGAGTGTCGTGCCGTTTGCGATAAATGCCATGTCTTAGCCTCCTGTTGCCCAAATGCGGTACGTCTGACGGACCACCCGCGGGCCGTCGTCCGTGCCTTCCTGATCGTCCATGCGCTCCACGTCCTCGCCGTCGGTGGCGCTCCACTGGATCTTGGTGCCGTCCACCGTGCCGTAGGTGGTGTTGTCGTTCAGCACGGCAGACACGGCAGCCGCCAGCGATCGAGCGCCCGACAGCGTCGTGGCGATGCAGTCGATGGCCACCGAGAACTCGGCCAGTTCGGTCGTCCCGGTCAACGTGCGCACCGGCGTGCGGGCGTCGATGCTGTAGACAAGGGCAGGCAGCGCCGTGCCCTCGCGGCGCCACTCCGGGCTGACGCGGGTGCTCACGAGCCCGGATACGCCCAAGTCGTCGGTGAGCCTGCGCCGTAGTGCGGTCTCGATGCTCATCGTTTGGATACCTTCATCCGCGCCTTGCGGGCCAAGTCGACCAGTTGCGTCTCGATGACCAGCGCCAGGTCCTCTTTGATGACCTCGGGCGGGAAATCGCGGTAGGTGTCACGCTTGATGTGCCACTGGGCCCGGCCGCTGTCCACGATGGGAGCGATGTACGACCGGGGCCGCCGCTTGTATCGAAAGCCGGTGCGGCTGGTCGTCTTTAGCCCGCGGGTGTCACCCATCGATTGGATGACCTTGCTGGATGCCTTGCGCAGGCTTTCCTGTCCGCCGTAGCTGCGATGGGTGGCGCCGTGCGTCAGCCAGTTCTGCTTGTACGTCGTCGCCAGTCGCTTGAGGCTGCGCCGCAGCAGCTGCTTGAACAGGTTGCGGCTGACGCGGTCGGGGAGTTCGAGGAAGACCTGCTCGGCTGCCAGGAACGCCCGCTGGGCTCGCTGGCTAGCTCCGGCACGCATGATGCCCAGGTTCTCCGACGCATTGACCTGGCGTTGCACAAAGCGCTGATAGTTGCGCAGGTGCTCCGGCGAATTGAACTCGGCGCCGCGGCGGAAACTCATGCCGTCACCTCGAGCGCTTCGCAGTGCAGTTCCATCCGGCGCAGCGTGGGGTCCAGCACGCCGGTTACCTCGAGCACGCGGTCGGTCTTGCCAGTCTCGCGCAGCAGGATCCGGCTCTTAACCGTCACCGAGTCGATCCAGGGCAGGACGAGCCGCCAGGCCGTCTGTCCGCGGTTGATGTCGACTGAGTCGATGGACCGCCCGTCGGCCGACTCGATGTGGCCTAGCACGGTGGCCACGGTAGCCCAGGTCTTGGTGGCCTGCCCGTAGGTATCCACGGACGCGGTGTAGTTCTGCACCGCCATCTCGTGTCGGTACATGCCACGCGGGACCATCAGTGCACCCCGTGCTCCCCGAGCATGGCGATCAGCATCTGCTCGGCCTTGCCCTCGATGGCGCCGGTGCTGTCGCCGCGGTCGGCGTAGAGGCGCCCGCACAGCTGCAGCGCCAGCATGTTGATGTAGTGGTCACCCACCAACGTGTTCCAGTTGATGGTCACCGGACGGTTCCAGCCGTCCTCGATCAGAACAGCCACGCGCTCGCCGTCCCAGTGCTGTTCCGGGTTCTCAGTCTGCGTCACCGAGTCGTCATCGACGTAGACCGCCGTGATGGCTGACGCGGTGTTCACCGGCTGGATCGGGAGCACCACCCAGGTGTCCCCTTCCTCGGACACCTTGTATGAGCGCTCGAGTGCCTGCACAGCCAAGCCGGTGCAGCGCTCGATCGTCTCGCGCACGGCAGGCAGCAGGATGTTGCCGATGTACGAGTCGTCCTGCGCGTGGAAAATGCGCAGGTGACTCTTGATATCGCTGGTGGTGAGTGCTGGCATTTTTAAAAGACCGGGGGGGGTGTCCCCCCCGCCGGTCCGGGGTCACATGGAATCGATTAGGCCTTGTTCGTAATCAGGGTTCCAGCGCGGTTGTCCACGATCTGGGCGTCCGACCGCATCGAGCTGCGGTAGTTCACGATGCCCGTGCTGCTGTTGGTGTACGGGTCAACGATGAACTGAATTTCCTTGCGGTCCACGATGCGGTAGGCACGCGCAACGTCACCGAAGAAAATCAGGTTCGACTCGGTGCCCGACACGAACGTCGGCGCGTCCTGGCTGATGTAGACCGGGCGGCCCATGAGCAGACCAGCCGCGCCCTCCTGAACCATCATTCCCTGCATGCCGTCGTACAGGTAGGTGCCAGCGGTCGACGCCTTGAGCTGCAAAAGCGCAGCCCAGGTGGCCTGGTTCATGATCCAGGAGCCGTTGGTGGCGTACGCGGGCGGCAGGCTGGTGTAAGCAGCGATGACATCATCGAAGTCGGGAGCGGTCGAGGTCGCGCCCGTCTTGATGATGCCGTTCCAGTCCGTCGAGGAGTAGAACAGACCGCGCTCCTCGGTGCTGCCAGCGCCATTGATGTGCTTGTTCCCGCGGTAGCGGCCGTGCGCACGGGCGTGGTCGGCGACGACCTCGGCGGCCACGTCGATCGAGGCGTCGAACAGCAGTTCCTCGGTCACCGGCGTGGTAGCCGTTGCCTTGAACGCGCCGAAGGTCTTCAGGGTGGTGGTGAAGTTGCTTTCGGTGTATGCAACGCCTTCCGCAGTCGCGGTGACGGTCGTGCGGGCGTTGATGACGGGCAGGCGCAGGTTGGCGGGCAGCGTCTGCACGGTAGCCAGGTCGCGCACCGGGTCGCTGAACGTCAGCCACTTGATGAACTCGCCGGTCATCACCGACTGGGGCACGGTGTTGCCAGCGGTGGCAGCAGTGCCAACCGTCAGGGTCGTGCGCAGTTCCATGTTGCCGCTGCCCTCGCGGCCACGCGTGGCGAAGAAACGCGCCAGTTCGGCGTCGTTGCCGCCGGTGCGGACCTCGGGACGGCCGACCAGTTGGCCGTTCTTGGCCTTGACGGCGTCCAGGCGGCTGCGAATCGACAGGCTCTCGAGCTGCCCGTCAATAGCGCGGATCTCTTCTTCCGCCGCGTCGAACGAACGAACGGCTTCGGGGGTTGCGGTCTCGGCGTACTGCTCGCACGCAGCGACGAGCTGCGCACGCTTCTCACGGAGTGCTTCGGGGGTCACGGTCATTTCAGGTCTCCAATCCGCAGCCGCAGGTACCGAGCGACGAGCCCGGTTGAAGTGTGAAACGCCCGGACCGCGGCTGCGGTCGCCTCGTAGGCGGGCGTGT